TAATGGATCAGATTTAAACCTAGACTGACTTAATGAACCTAAACCAGCAAAACCAGAATTAGCAGCAATGGACGGACGTTGTACTGTAGACTCACCAGATTCCATAAGATCTGTTTTTGGTCTTGAAGATAGTAAAGTTGGATTACCAAAGAACTGTACATTTTTACGCATGGTGCGTATCATTTCATCATGTGTACAGATATGGTTAGCTAACGCATCAAACTCTCCTGTTCCTTCAGCAGCAAAACCTTTTGCATTATTAAATATTTCTACGCAGGGAATAAAACCTAAAGTATTTTTAAAAGTCTTAGTCTTACCGGGCATTGCCTGATAATTAGTCTCAAAAGATATCTCTCCTTCAGAATGTGTTTCTTCAATAGTCTTTTTCTTTATGGATAATTTTATATATCTTTTTGCTCCTCCTTGACCCATCATTGCTGGACCATTTAAAGATGTGGTATTTACTTCCTGTCCATATCCACCACCCTGTTTAACTTTATAACTGTAGATGACAACAACTTCATCCAGTTGTCCATCAACATCATAGTAACTTCTATATTCGTGCTTCCTAAAATAATAAAATCTGTAGTTAGTGCTAGTGGGTCGAATGTAAAAAATACCTTGTCCATCACAAAGAAAATAGTCCCATATAGAATCTAGCCTAGTATCAAGTTGATTATATTTCACTACACGGTCTACAAAATCCTTTCTTTGATTACCGAAGTTATCTTGTGCCGGAAAAAATTCAACTCCTTGTCGAATCCCAAATAATTTCATCTGGGCTAGATGTGAAGCGACAATACCTGTGTCGATCATTCCTCCACCATCTTTTTCGAGGTAAGAGTCTATGATCTCTTTTAATCTAGTTTTAGGATCAGATGCAACACCCATTACTATTTCTTACGCTTACCTTTATACATCTTAGCAGCTCTAGCCGCTTTGCCAGCCTTTGCTGCCGTTTTCGTATTTTTTACAAACTGTTTGCCTTTTCTGCTGCCAGCTCGTTTTTTACGATCTGTTTCTTCACGTTCTTTCTTTGAGAGTTTCGCCCAAGCACTCTGAGGTAAATAACGTTTTGTGTAACCTTTTTGTATAGCTTTATCAGCCATCTTTCTTCTTCATATCCTTAATGAAATTGGAAAGAAAATCATCCATTATTTCTGCTTGTCCAGCATGTAATTTAGCTGATTTTCTTAATTGACCGGGCATGGCTTTAATTTTTGAGGGTATTTCCATAATTACTTTTTAGAATCTTTGTATCTTTTAGCGGCAGATTTTGCCTTTTTTCTTTTTTCATATTCGTCTTTGGTCATCCATTTTTCCTTGCCCCATTTTTTAAGGGCTTTTTGTTTCTTGCCTTTTCCACCTTTATAGCCTCCACCTGCTTTCTTATAAGCAGAGGCAACCATTTGAGCTTTTCTGGCACTCCACTGACCGGGCTTTCCACCCTTACTGCCCGCCATGATACGATTTTTTATTCGCTCACGAAGGGCAGGTTTCGTATATTTGGAATCATCTTGAGCCATTCAATTCAACGTCCTTGTCTCATGGCATCTATAAACATTTGTTGTTGTTCTGGTGGTAAGGCTTCAAAATTAAAATCCCTACCGGTGGTTGGATTAATATTATCGGGCATTACTGGTCTATTGAGAAAATTTTGAAATTTTTCTCCGGCTTGTTTAACGACATTTAATGGATTAAAAGCAAGATTCTGTCCATTAATCATTCCCTGTGGATTTCCCACCATTCCACCTAGAACACCTCCTGGAGCAGCTCCCATTCCGGGCATGAAGGTTGGTATTTGTTGTTGTTGTTGCATTCCTCTGAATAAATCCGCAACTTCTTTACCTGCCTTTGCCCCTGGCAGAGCACCTGCATTACCAAGATTTCCTCCCGCTGCTCCTATCATTCCGCCTAAATAATTCATCTTCTTTCAGTAGTTATTTTTATATTCTACTCTTCGTTTATTTCTACTTCAAAAGGTTCATTTAATCTATTTAAAACTAATCCTGGTCCTTTAACATTCCACTCAATTAAATCTCCATCAATCCAACCTAATTCATTATGTATCTCCTCAGGTAACTGTAGTGATAATTCACCATCAGTTTCCTTTACTTCTAAAACATAACTCATTTGTCTATAAGCTTTTCTACCAGTTTATCAAGCTTATTATGGATTGCTCTAAAATGATCATTCATTTCTTGCAATTCTCTTACGAAATCCACTTTCAAAACATACTCCAATGGCATACGGT